TTCAGCTTGGGTTGTGCATATTGCACACCCTCAGAATTGTGAACATTCAAGATATATCGTTTCTTGGCAGTCCAAACGCCACGGTCTGCGATTACCTCACGACCCATGACCATCTTCTGCTCGTATGCGTTCACATACTCGGCCAGTTCCTCGTATTTCTTCTCAATGAATGGCGTTAGGATCTGGTCGCAGGACTTGTCGAGGAATCGCACGATTGCATCGGTGTCTTTGCCCTTGCATACCTGCTCAACTAGCTTCGACAATCTGATATACACAGAGTCGGTGTCTGAGGCAATGATATATTCGTAGTCCTCAGTCTCTAGTGTTTCGTTGAGAAACTTGTTGAGGGCATTCTCGATCCATCTGATCGAAAGCTGACCACCAAGCGTGATCGCTTCGGCGTTGCGAATATCGAAGAACCGAAAATACTGGTTGCCCAACGCACCATAAGCACTGTTGAGGCAAATCTTCAACCCCTGCTCTCTGGTGCCAGAACGTGTCGCTAGAATGCTTAGCTCTTTGATCTCCGCTTCAACATCGTCGCCCTGGCCCTGACGTTCTTTCAGTTTCTCGATCTTCTGCCGAGCATCGAGCATGATTTTCTTCGACACCTTACGGTCGTTATACATCTTCTCCATGAGAATCGGAAGGAATCCCTTACGATCTTGCACGAAGAATTGTCCGTTAGCTGCCAAGCACAAGTTATGATTCTTAACGTGTGTCGTGTCGATGCTCTTGCTGAGCAACCGATCAACCAACGGTTGGCCTGCTAGGTCCTGCAACTCCTCCGGTATATCGTCATCTTCAACGAGAGTTTCGGGAGAGATATTATACTGCATAATCAAGTGTGGGTACAGAGAATTCAAGTCGAACGACACAACCCAATCATGAGAACCCGTGATCGGTTCCTTGACGTATGCTCCAGCGTACTGCTCGTCCTTGTGCCGAGTCTCTTTCTGCGGAATGACAATGTTGCGATCACGCAGATGATTGAAGATCAGAGCATCCCAAGTTCTTACTTGCGAAAACACTTCTTCAAAGTTGATCTTTGCCAGATATGCCAGTGAAACGTGCAGGTCGATCAGGTTCAACTTCTCGTCCATGCGGTACACAAGGTCAACGTCGTGGACATTGTAGGCAACAAACTTCTGGAAATTCTCTCGATAGAAGGTAGCCATGTGGTCATATTCTTCATATGACAATTTCTTCTCGCCCAACACGACGTAGGCAATGTGACCTAACTTCCAAGACTCCTGATTCTGGTAAGTGTATTTCTTGAACAACTCATAGAAGTCAAGCGTAGAGATTCCCAGCAACTCATAGACGGTATAATTCTGGCCCCACTTGTTGATGATCTTGGTTCTAATTTGCTTCCATGGAGACAGTCTCTTTGCTTGTCGCTCGCTAAGCACTTCCTCGATGCGGTTGACTAGATACGGTATATCAAAGAACCGCACGTTCCAGCCACTCACGATATCAGGTTTCAGGGCAGCCCACATCTCAATGAAATCTTGCAGTAGCTCAGCTTCGTCGGTATAAGTGCGGAACTCAGTTTTCAGACTATTATCAACGTCTTTGAACGGTGCTGTGAATTCACCTAACCCAAACACCCAACGCTGATTCTTGACGCGAACCGTAATAGCATTGATTCGTTCAGTCGCGTTCTCAGCATTAGAGAATCCCTTTTCACATTCGGTTTCAATGTCGATAAACGCAATCGTCATCTGACTAAGATCGTACTGAATATCAGCACCATCGGTCATATTTGCGATAAATTGCGTTGACCAATCGTTGTTACCATAGACCTTGAATGCCTCAACATCTTTGTATTGTTTCAAGAAATCCTGGCATTCTCGGATAGTACCAGGCTGGATCAGAGCAACAGGTTCCCCTTGCAGAGTTTTCCATTTACTATCTTCCTGCGTGGGCACGAATAACCGTGGCTCGTAGTCGATCTCCTCGAACACAGCTTTACCGTTGCGTATCGCCCTGTACAAAATCTTGTTGCGGGACGTTCGAACGTTGGTATAAAATTCACTCATTCTGGATTATTCTTCTCAGTCCAAGCATACTTGTCGAGATTACCAATGATTGTCTCGTATATTCCTTGGCAGGTATTCAACCCACAGTCGTTGAGATAATACGGTGGCGACCATTCATCCCCAATAGCTTCGTGGACTTGCTCTTGTATAGTCTTACCCTCAACCATAAACTTCAAATGCGGTGTGAGCATATTTGCATTTGCAGCTACAGCACCGGTGTCACCGATATGACCGTACCTGATACGAATACGAATAACACTTCCTGCGACCGCTTTGCCTGGTTTGGGGTTATCTATTACTTCAATGGACCAACCATGACCGAACCGCTCATGCAGGTCAGCTTGGATCAATCCTTTCACAATGTCATTACGGACGATCATCTTAGTCATCAAGACCATAGGGCATTAATCGGTAGTCGGTGCTTTCCATCTGCCATCGGGGTTCCCATAATGCACGTTCATCGAGGCGGCCTTGATAATATGAGAACATATAGGCCGTCATGATGATAAGAACCATCGCAATCCAAGTCAACGTGACTAACACGAATCTTTTTCGAGTTAGCTTACGCTTCGGTTTCAGTAACGCGAGTGCCCATAATGGTAGTCTCGATCTTTTGAGTCGGATCGGTCGCATGTCTTTTCATATCCTCAGGATCGGGGCCAGGGCCTCGATGTTTTGCAACGGGCATAAGCAATTCACCTAACGGTTTGCCAGTTTCATTCTCGACCAACAGCACTGGCTTTAGCTCAGTTTCCTCTTGTTCTTTACGCTTACGGTCAGCTTCAAAGAACTCACCAGGCAAAAAGATTTTCAAGGTTGGCATGTTCAAAGACTCGTCACCGAGCAAGTCTCGTTCGACTCTTTCCTCAATATCAATCATGCTCATGCCAGCACGGGCGATTATCGCAAGATGGTCAACCGTTCGGTCGCCTCCAGCCCACCATAGCATATGATTGAAAGCAACCCATGCATGGTCAGCGATCTTCATATCAAACGACCAAGGAGCAACCTGAATGTCGCTCGACCTGAATGCGGTGATGGGAAGACCTGTCGCAGGATCGTGAGGCATGTCGTTCCACTTCACATCGAGCAAATCTCGGTCGATGCGTTCCTCGTGGTCGATGATTGCACAGGCATTCCAGACAACCGCGGCAAGGTGATCTTCCTCACGGGCACCACCAACCCATTTCTGCAAGTGACGGAACGCAGACTGATAATAACGAGAAAACGGTTGACCTAGCTCCCAGTTACGATCACCGTACTTGACAGCACCATTTTCGTAGTGAACGGACAACCGAATAATACCATGAATTGGAACAACGTCGGGGTCACACACTTTTGCAATACGAATCAAAGCATGAACCGGCAATAGGTCCGGGCGGCCCTTACCCTCCGCTGAATCACGACGACTTCCGGAATCAAACTTCTGGTGTTCTTTGCCTGTAGACATCACTTTATCAAACTGCGCCATTCCCTGCCTCCTAAATTTTCGAATCATGTACCAGTAGAACCAAAGCCACCCACACGGTCTGTAGTCTGTGCGGGTTCGACATCGGTTTCCATCAAATCATATTTGGGTAACTCGACCAACTCTGCCTGAGCGATTCGTTCACCATGGCCGACGGTCAAGGTTTCATTCGTTATATTGTGCAATGAAACGATCGCTTCTCCAAAATAGTCGGAGTCAAACACACCAACACCGTTTGTCAATGGCAATCCTTTTTTGATTCCCACGCTCGAACGTGAGAATAAACGAACCGAATATCCTTCGGGGGTGTCGAACACAAGTCCTGTAGGAATCAACGCACGGCAACCGGGTCGAATGAGAATACCACGGCGTCCATCCATTATCACACCAGGAATTGGAGTGACTGGAACTAGGTCATTGTTCGCATCATAGATGCGGACAGCTTTGTTCGTGAAGTGAGCGTGTAGATCAAAACACGCCGACTGTGACGTTCCAAAACTAGGATCCATTACGTCAGAATATATCTTATAAAATTTCAGGACTGCCCTGTCGCTCATAACAAAAACCTTTTATATATTTAGTACCGTCGCTTACCAATATTGTACTTTGGTTGCAACTGCCACTCACTTTTTTCGCCGTATGCAAGAATCTTGATTTGACTGATCGGCGCGACCGGTTCCGCAGAACGTTCAACTTCCACTAAGTCAAGCAACTCCCACTCGGCAAGCAAGTTTGCAATGGTGTTTCTTCTGGCTACATCGTTCGAAGAAAAGTTTGTCGGCATTCCATCGAGTGCAAACAATTCTTTGAAGTGAACAATGTAATACTTTCCTCTTTTGTGCAAGATATGGCACGACTGGTAAAGTTTCTTCTCGGTTCGTGAAGAAACTCCAATCCTAGTCAGCGTCTCACGGACTTTCAGAAAGTCGTCGGGTTGACGCAGGCTGATCTCAATTAAATCTTCCACACCAATCGGTGTGACTCGTCTATCGTCTTGGAACATTTTACTACCTCAAATCGCTGGATCATTCCCATGCATAGTACATGATAGTTATCCATATTTAGCGATTTGAGGGTTTAGCGCCCCTTGCGAATACCTCCAGTATCCAACAAGTGTTTGATTCGTTCGATTTGCTCTGGTGTTAGTAATACGAGAGCTTCGATAGCTCGACGATTTGAGTAAGAGAAGTATTCCTTGATAGCTTCCAAATCCTCTGGTTTCTCCGGTTTCAACCACGGGCTGAACCGCTTTCGTTTCTTCACGGCGTTCAGCAGATAATCAAACTGCATCTTGTGCGGCAGACTATGCTTACCGTTCATCTCATTCGCCTGAAAGATTGTGTCAGGAAAGTAAGACAAGCATCTGTTGACAACGAACGGAAGATACGCCGCTTCGTCACGGGCATCTTCGGGGTCATCAAGCAACGGTTGCTTAGTTTGGTTAATGGCTTTCAGCCAATCGGTTAAGTTCATGT